CATGTTAAATATAACTCTTATAAGTCTGCACTCTATGTCGTAGACTCTATCAAGCTCTTCGTTTTCTATCTCTGATATAAGTCTTTCGTGCAATCTCCACGTTAATCTTGCATCAGCTTCTGCGTATTCTCCAACAAACTCTGCCGGTAATTTCCACATTTCTGCTTTAGGATCTAGACCCAACTCTTCTGCTTTAGCTTTAAGTAAAGACTCATTTTTAAACTCTCCTAAGTATTCAGCAACCATGCTGTTTAATGTAAAGGAATATCTATTTTCATTTAATAAAGCAGACGCTATCATAGTGTCGTGTATATAGCCCTTAACTTCAATTCCAAGTACACTTAGCCAACCAATGTCATACTGTGCATTATGAAATACTTTTTGTATAGATTCATCTTCACATACTTCTTTAATGTATTTAATAACAGGTTTCTTATCCATGTTACCACCACCGCCGTGTGCAATAGGATAGTAAGCAGTGAAGTCACCACTGGATATGGCTATACCTATAACCATGCCAACTTTACGTGGCCATCCTGGGCCCATAGTCTTTAGCTCACTATCGCAAGTCTCAAGATCTATAGCTACAACTTTTCTTCCCTTCATAGAAGGGAACTCTGTAGGGTGCAGCCACTCTGCTTTAACTTCTGTTTGTTTAAATAGATCCATTTTTTAATTCTCCTGCTATTGCCATGTATGCTGAGGCATCAATAAAATCATCTACATTATCTTTACCTCTTTGTGATCTTGAAATTTTTAATAGCGCCATCATTACTGCTACTTCATCAGAAGTAATCGCCACCATTGGTTTTAATTTACCATCTAAAAATATACTCCAAAACTCTGCAATTGTTTCATGGTTTATTTTAGTATCTCCATGTGTTTCTTGTCTCCCACCGTTGACTAACTCAGCAGCTTTTAATAATATTTCACTCTTATTCATAGTATAAATCCTCTATCTCTTTGGTTATTAATAATGTGTAAACTTTCTTTTGCCCTAGTGGCACCCACATAAAACACTCTGTTAGTGTCGTCTGAATCTTTTTCCATTTCTTCTTGTGCTGCTCTTGATAGATCAGTTAACAACATAACATTGTCACACTCACCACCCTTAGCTACATGAATTGTACTCATATTAATTTTAGGGTCAGCTGTCAAACCACCGTGCTTTTGTAAAGCCATGACATATGATTTATTTGATTCACCCATAGAATTAAAAGCTATGTCCCAAGGAACATGCTCATTTATTAAACCATGATTATTTTTTAAATCATTCATGCTCCACGTATTCTTTTCCTCCCCGTTATTAAAACTTTTCTTGTTTTTAAAACCTCTTTGTAAATTGTTTCCTACTTTTAAATTGTCATAAATGTACCCCACATCAGTGTAATTAACTTCTGATCCTCTGCTTAAACGCTCCCAGGCATCAACAGCTCTTAGTATTTCAGGTCTGATAGGCGACTTACCATTAACAGTGTAAGGTAATCCTTGATACCTTATATCTTCTTCAACTTCATTTAACATATAGGCAGCACTGGCTAGTATTAACCAATTACCATCTCTTACATTTACGCCGCCAGGATAAGCGTGGTATCTAACTTCTCCTTCTACGTCTCGAGCTTTCCATTCTTTAGTTCTACGATTAGATATTCTTGTAACAATATCAGCTGCAACATCGTGAACAGCTTTCGGACATCTATAAGATTGATTAAGTACACTAACGTTTCCTTCCATTCTAATTAAATGCTCTATGTCTGCGCCTGCCCATCTAAATATAGCTTGGTCATCATCACCACTTATATATACTCTCTCTGCTTTATCCCAAATCTTCTCACATATCTTCCACTGTAATTTAGTTAGATCTTGTGCTTCATCAACAATAACAACATCAAGTTTAGGAACCGGGCCAAAGGCGTGGTATTGAACGAGCATGTCTGTAAAGTCATATTTATTATATGTTTCTTTGTACTCTTCAAAAGAACGATAAGCCCACAACAGTTCATTCCATGCATACTCCAAGTTAGATTCATTGTAGTAATCTTGAAGTTCCATGTCTTTCATTTTAGCTTTGTTTATATCTCTTAAATATTTATTATCTGTTTTAATTACTCCTGTGTCATCCCAGTCCATTGATATTTTTTTTAGCTGAACACCATATTTTTCTGCAAACTCGTGGTAATCCTGTGCATCCATAATTTCTGCTTTCGTATATCCCATCTGTCTTTTTCCAAAAGCATGTAATGTAGAGAAATAAGGAAAATCTTTTTCTGTTAAATTAAATTTAGCAGTTGCTCTACTAATAGCTTCGTTAGCAGCTTTACGGGTAAAACTTACAAACCCAATACGATCTGGAGGTGTGCCATTAGCTAATTCTTTTTGAACTACATTTAATAAGTTATGTGTCTTACCTGTGCCAGGAGGTCCTAATATTATATTAATTTTTGCCATGCCAATCACACCTTCCATCTTTGTAAACGTATAATAATTTTACACCTATTTTTTTCTGCGCAACACTTGTCACTCTATTTATTCTGTCCCCTTTACGTCTTCCTGTTTTTCTAATTGAAACACTTTTAACGTCTATTTTTAAAACTTTTCCTGTATTTCTATGTACTGCCACTAGATCAATTGGATCATTATCTTGATGTTTAGGATATATTAAATAACCTTTTGTAACTAACCAGGCAGCGGCCATAAACTCAGCCCATTGGCCTTTCATTGTTTTAGTCATTACTATTTTAGAACGGTACGACATCTTGTTTCCTAACTTCATGCTCTGAATCTTGCTCATCAAAAGAAGGTATACCCCATGTATTAACTCCCTTACCTTTTAGTTTCCAAAACTTATGTAATCCATCTATTTTTCTTAACTCCACTATTATCTGTGCAGTGTTATTATAATGAGTAAATTTATTTCTAATTAAATATGCGTGTAAATCTTGTAGTCTAAAGTAAGTTCTTTTTTTAGTAACTTCTTTCTTAGTCTTCTCATCTAATTCTGGTAAAGTTTCTGTCCAAGGTTTACGCAGTAATAACTCTTCTTTCTTTTGTGCCTGTGCCCGTAAAGTGCAAAACTCCTGGAGGTGAGCTAAAAACTGTCCGGACACAGAGCCGTCATTTGACACAGGAATCATAAGAGCAGTTTGCATCTTACCATTTATTAGCTGCTGCCAATCAACGTTCTTCATCAGTGGAGGCATCATGTTTAAAACTTCCATGCACCTTTTCTGAAACTTTGTTTGTATTTGTAAATCTTCTGTTGTTAATTGCATTTTATGATCAGCCTCTTGATCTTCTGTTGGTATTTCTAAAAACCATATTGGTGGTTCAGTTTGTAATTTAGATAATGACCCTAGCTGCTGTGATACATTTTCTTTACCTACTCCGTGTTTTCTTGTTTTACATACATTAACATTACAAAAAGAACTTATAGGTTGGTCTTTACATTTGTATTGATAATCTTTTTTATTTAGTTGCTTTACAACTGTAGATACTTCTGTGTGATCCAAAGGTGGATTCATATACTTTCTATTATAATTTTCTAATAGCTTCTCCCAATTGTCTGGATCAAATTTTTTAGTGTAGACACCAATGTTAAATAGTCCACTGTTACGTGTTCCTTCTGGAAATCCTTGACTACAAAGCGCTTGTAAACACGGAGGACCATCTGGCACTATCTCTGTTTTACTTGCACCTATACTATCAATATCATCAACAACATATTTTTCATATATTTCAAAAAACTCTTCTAACCCTGCACCTGTTGCATTATCCTTTAATGCAAATCTAGCTGATTTATTACCACGGTAATAAGGTAAGTTTAAAAAATTACCCAGGTCACCTTTTTCTATTGATATACTAGTTTGTTTAGGAAATACTTCTGCTGTTGCCTGGCCTATAAGTCCGGCCATTTCTGTTAATTTAGTCTTAACTAATTTTGATGCAATTGGATTTTTTAAAAATAAAAATAAATGTGCACCACCACTTTTAGATTTACAGTGTACTAACGGTAATTGTAACTCTCTTATTTTTTTGAGTAAAGAATTATGATCCAAAGGATAGTGATCAATATCAATGCATCCCCACTTAGTAGTATTATCAGCCCGAATAGGAATAATCCCAAGAGACGGACCAATCCCCTCAAGGTGTGCTTTCCATAACTCATGTGTAACCTCTTGTCTAACTATGTAAGATTTTCCTTGCTGCTTACCGTCAGCACGCGAGCCTTGCGGCTGGTGCTGACCATAAGCTACATCTAAACCTTCAAATATAGATTTAAATTTCTCAACTTCCACGAACCCTCCAGTTCTAATTAATTAAATTAAAACGGTACGGATTCGTCTTTTGCTGTTTCTTCTATTACTGTTAGTTTTGGAGCAACTGGTTTTGCATCCACGGCACCACTTGATGCTGATTGTGCAAATGCTTTGCTTTCACCATAAATGGAAGCATCAGTTACCTGTTCACCTTTTTCAATAGAAAAACCAAACCAACTACCTCTATCATTAGATTCACTTACAGACGATAGTGCATAAGTAATTGCATATGTAGGGGGAGTAAACATCCCAGATGGACCCTTTATTTTTTGTGATAGCATTAAGCTGTTCCAACGTCTGCTTTTTTTAAGCTGACTTGAAGACATGCTAATCACAGCATTTTGGTATCCACCATCAGCATTTAACATTAAGACATAATGATAAGCTGTTTGAACGATATGATTACCATTAGGCAGTGTCATTTTACCGTTCATAGGATCGCGTTTAGTTTGACCAATGATACCACTATCAGCGTCGTGAGAGTTAATAAACCCTCCACCTTGTTCTCTTGGTTTCCACTCAACATATTTGAGATGGTAGAAAACTGGTATGACTTTCATAGTGTCAAAGGTTTCTTGTGTAACTGTATTATACAGTTGCCCTGCTTTTGCTGATTCAATATATTCAGCTTTGGAGGGATTTACTTGAGGGCTTGATGTTTGCAAAATGCTAATGTAAGGAATAGCTGTATCCCTTGATAGATTAAGCGAACCAAAACCACTCATTGACTTAGAATCCTCTGCGAGAACCGCAAGGTCTAAGGTAGGCTCTTTAGTTTTTACTGCTTTATTCATTTTTATTTACCTATTTAAGATTTAATTGTTGTTTTGTGTACAATTTTAGCGCCTAGAAGATCCATAGGAAGTTCTACACCTGCTTCATATTGTTCACGGACGAATGCGCGAAGGGTGGAAGGTTCAACCCACTCGCGTTGCGTAGACTCTAGTCCTCTCTCGGAGAGATCAGATATAAGACTACTAGCTTTCTCATCTTCATTCCTTCCAAAGCTACAAGTAACTTGGTTCTTTACTAAATCACCAAATCCATTGTCTCTTAGCCAAGTCCATACTCTGTGCCTATTTTCTTTTAAAGGCGTAGCAGTGTAAGTCTCGGAAACTTTTAATTTGCGACCATCAGCTAATTTTAATTCTGACAATCCTACCTCAGAAAAAAGACTAGGTAAAACTTCTTCTGAAAGTTTTTTACAATAGCTTTCTTTCTTTTGTAATTCTTCTTTTAGGTTAGCAATTTCTTGCTCTGTATCTGCAATGTCATTAGCAACTGCACCTATTTTACCCATAGCATTTTCTGGTATAGCATTTGCATCCTCTTGCATCTCTTTAATCAAATCGTTCATTTTATCCTCTCAAGTCTATTTCTATATCGTAGTACATCTTGTCGTTACGGTCCCATTTAAGAATTTTAAATTTACCGTTATTAATTTTTGCAGCTAGTGCTCCGCAAACTGCAATTATAGCAGGGTCGCCAATTAATAGCAAGTAGTCATCATCGTTAAAATCTTTTAATTCTTGTTTAAGTTTAAATGCTAAAGGTCCAGATGCTAAAATCATTTGTTTATTATCTGGTAACATAACTTTTAAATCGCCAAACTTTTCAGCAGACCTAACATTGTAATCCATTACCTGTGGTATATATACTGTCATATTCTTCTTTCTTGACTCGGATTATATCATGTGCTATAATTAAAGTCAACATTAGAATTAAGAATGTACAAATTTAAAACTGAACCTTATCAGCATCAGAAAGATGCGTTAATTAAATGCTGGGATAAAAAAGCATTTGCTATCTTTGCAGAGATGGGAACTGGTAAAACTAAAATTGCATTAGACAATGCCTGCATACTTTATAACAGAGGAAGTATAGATCGTTTATTAGTTGTAGCACCTAAGGGTGCATACATGAATTGGGTTGATCTAGAAATTCCTACTCACGTACCAGATTATATAAACACTAAAGTTTTAGGATGGAAACCATCTACTAGTGCTAAAT